AAGAAATGCAACCAACGTTTATTGCTGAACGCGATGCCAAAAATCTGCGACCAGAAACGGTTAGCCGTGACCATAGAATATGTCTCTTCCTCTTGAGTAGTATCAAACGCCTTGAAAGTGTTTGCTTGGTCACCGTCTTCATACAAAGTATTCTCTACTGTAACACCATGAATCGCAGAAAGCAAGGCGCCACCCAGGATACCTGCCACACCCATCATGTGAAATGGATTCAACGTCCAGTTGTGGAATCCTTGAAGGAAGAGTAGGAATCGAAAGATTGCTGCCACCCCAAAGGACGGAGCGAAAAACCATGATGACTGACCCAGGGGGTAGAGAAGAAACACGCTGACAAAAACAGCGATGGGACCAGAAAACGCAATAGCATTGTAAGGACGAATACCGACAAGACGTGAGATTTCAAACTGCCTAAGCATGAAACCTATAAGAGCGAAGGCTCCGTGGAGCGCCACAAAAGTCCAGAGTCCCCCAAGTTGGCACCACCTGATGAAGTCCCCTTGAGACTCAGGACCCCATAGAAGCAGAAGAGAATGACCCATAGCGTCTGCTGGAGTAGAAACTGCCGCAGTAAGAAAGTTTGCACCCTCAAGATAGGAACTCGCAAGTCCGTGAGTATACCAACTCGTGACGAAAGTAGTCCCAGTAAGCCAACCCCCAATAGCAAGATAAGCAGTGGGAAAAAGAAGAAGTCCAGACCAGCCAACAAAAACGAAACGGTCCCTTTTAAGCCAGTCGTCAAGGACATCGAACCACCCCCTCCTCGGGGGACTTAGTGTGCTTGCTACCATTGTTGTTTTCCTTTCGTAAGTAGAATAGTTGTGGCCAAGTATCCTGAATGATCTCGGCAAGTTTGTAAGGTGTCTCCGAAGTTATCATAACTTTACATTGTAGGAGAAAAGAAAAGGGACCCGAAGGTCCCTTAGTTGTTTTTCTAATAAACGATGTTTATTAGGATTCCGAGTATCAACCGATCGCGGGTGCAGTCAGTGCCACAGGAGTGGACTCAGCAGCAGCGAGGTCAAGAGGGAAGTTGTGAGCATTACGCTCGTGCATCACTTCCATACCCAGACCAGCGCGGTTGAGCACATCTGCCCAAGTGTTGATCACACGACCCTGACCATCAATGACGGACTGGTTGAAGTTGAAACCATTCAGGTTGAATGCCATGGTGCTAACGCCCAGAGCAGTAAACCAGATGCCAACGACGGGCCATGCTGCCAGGAAGAAGTGCAGCGAGCGGGAGTTGTTGAAGGAAGCGTATTGGAAGATCAGGCGACCGAAGTAACCATGAGCAGCAACGATGTTGTAGGTCTCTTCTTCTTGACCAAACTTGTAACCATAGTTTTGGGACTCATTCTCGGTGGTCTCACGGACCAGAGAAGAGGTAACCAGACTACCGTGCATGGCAGAGAAGAGGGATCCACCGAAGACGCCAGCGACGCCGAGCATGTGGAAGGGGTGCATCAGGATGTTGTGCTCTGCTTGGAAGACAAGCATGTAGTTGAAGGTGCCAGAGATACCAAGAGGCATCGCATCAGAGAAAGAACCTTGACCGAAAGGATAAACCAGGAAGACAGCAGATGCAGCAGCGACGGGTGCGCTGTAAGCAACGCAGATCCAGGGGCGCATCCCTAGTCGGTAACTAAGTTCCCATTCGCGTCCCATGTAAGCATAGATACCGATGAGGAAGTGGAAGACGACGAGTTGGAAGGGTCCACCGTTGTAGAGCCATTCGTCGAGACTTGCTGCTTCCCAGATGGGATAGAAGTGGAGTCCGATTGCGTTGGACGAGGGGACGACTGCCCCAGAGATGATGTTGTTGCCATAGAGGAGTGATCCAGCGACAGGTTCACGGATACCGTCAATGTCCACAGGGGGAGCACCAACGAAGGCAATGATGAAACAGGTTGTAGCAGCCAGGAGGCAGGGAATCATCAGGACACCAAACCAACCCACATAGAGGCGGTTGTCGGTGCTAGTGACCCAATTACAAAACTGTTCCCATTGAGATGTATTCTGTTTTTGTGAAAGTGTAGATGAAGCCATTGTTATGTACTTAGAAGTAAGACCATCAGGGACATGGTGGAGTTACTATTTCCCAAGACCCCTCGCCTCGGGATATGAGAGACGGATTGGTAACCCTGCCTAGTCTCGGTCAAGCGGCAGGGATGTAACAAAGGTGTTGTGAAATGAAACATTTCGTAACCCGTTGACTTATATATAATACCTTGGATCCCCACCCCTGTCAACCATCTTGTGCCAGATCATCGAGTGGAATCAAAACGTGCTCAGGTGCTGGTGCTGACTTGAGATAGTCGCTGTATGCATCCAGGACTTCCCGATGCATCTTCTTCTCCCAATCAACAGTGATTGCTGCCTCACCAGTCTTCATGTCTTCAAGGTGCTGTTGAAAGCGTCCTTCCGACACATAGTTGTGGCAAAACTCATAGACATTCTTAGAGAGGTCCATGTTGTTATGAATGAAGGCATTGAGTACAAACTGTCTCGCCATCATGTTGCCATCATTGTAACGCCAGTCATCAATCATCTTCTTCGACAATCCTCATAGGATGGGTTGCAAGTCTAGCATGAGTTTCATTAAAAAACTCACCTAATTTCACAAGAAACTGTGCTTTTTCAAGTGAGAGATTCCGATAATTATTAAGGGGAGTCCAAGACTCCCCATCGAAGTTACATTCAAGCCTGTAGGTTGGCATTATTGAGCTCGTCCAAATACATCAGGACATTCTCAGGGTAAGAGACTTCGTAAGGATCATCCTCACAGTCATCAATCTTACCAGGCTCTTCAAAGATCTTAAGGACTACACCATCTTCAATCACAGCAGCATAACGCCAGGAGCGAAGACCGAAACCAAGATTATTCTTGGTCACTAGCATATTCATAAGACCAGTAAACATGCCATTACCATCAGGCACGAGTTGGACTTTCTCGATTCCCAACTCTTGCTTCCATGCATTCATTACAAATCCATCGTTGACAGAGATGCAAGACACACTATCACACTTGCCCTGACCAACGAGAGCATCATAAGACGCTTCGTAGGAGGGTAGTTGGAATTGTGTGCAGGTAGGAGTGAATGCACCAGGGAGGGCAAAGATAACATGCCGACCCTTTCCCCAGAGGTCCAGGGAATTGACTGTCTCAAAGCGACAGTCCTTGTCTTTGCAGTCTTTCTGACGCACAAAGACGAAATCAACTTCAGGTAGTGAAATCATAATTTAAGAATGTCTTGTAGTATATATTACCAGAGTCCAGGGATGACCTGACCAGTTGCCAGATAAGATCCAACTGCTGCAACGAAACCAATCATTGCTGCACGACCATTCAGTTTTTCTGCTTTCTCATTAAACATGTTAGTAAGTCTCCGAAAGTTTTTCGATAGAATAACCAAGCAGGACAAAGAATGAAATGCTTGTAAGTGTGAAGAGTGCTTCAGTCATCTTTATCAGGGGTAAGTAAGGCAGCACCAATAAAGGTTACTACCAATATCGTTGCTGTGAGTAACATCAGAAGATACCGAAGAAAAACTTACCCGTGATTGCATACGAAAGGAAACCAGAAATGATACCCATCATAGCCCAACGACCGTTGTAACGCTCGATACCCTCTTGGGGAGTCAGCAAACCCTTAGAATGATAGTCTTCGATAACCATCGGGGGCTCTTTGGCAAACATATTCATTTGCCCATGCTCGTTTGTGGTAACAGTCATTGGAAATGCCTTTGTAAACTTCTGTTACAATATATAGCATTTCTTTATGTTTGTCAAGCACTGAATGTTATGACATCAGCACCGATGTCCCTGGGAGTGTATGATCCATCACCATAGACATTCCAGTCTACAGGTTGAGCAGCACCAAAGATGCCAGGGTCAACGTTAAAACTCTCTACAAGACTCTTAGACTTAGAGATAGACTTCATGCCTTGATAGTGACGCCACAATTCTCCTTGGAGATTTTCATCCTCGTCGTTGTCGAGTGCCCACTGGAGTGCCTTCTTCAAGGCAGTCACTGCATCATGATACTCATTTGCGTATTGAGACATAATCAATTACTAGAAACAACATCGTCTTTAATGTAGCAGGGCACCATGTCTGGGTCCAACCACTTAGTATATTCAAAGTCAGTCATCGCTGTATCCATCTGCATGGCATTGTCACACAGATACATGTCACGATACTTGCCAGTGTAAGAGTCTACTTTCTGGATTCGATAGTCAGGCATACCATTCAATTCAATGGTGCCGACCTCAACGTAGCGATAGGGGAAACGCTCAAGAAGGACAGTAGGTTTTTTCATTGACGCCTCAGAGTGCCCAGGTAGTCTAGCACAAAACTTCTGATATACATCAGCTCGTGGTAGCACTCTTGGTTGTGGGCACACTGCCTCAACTCAACGTCGGGCTTGAGCACCGACTCGATGAAGAGGTCCAAGCCCCTATTCCATTTGTCGTCTTGGGAATCCATATCGTCCTCTAGGTAAAAGTAAACCAACCAGTGATAATGATCTTCTCTTGACTATGGGACACTCTACCACGATGAAAGTGCGTCCAATCGGAAGGCCATATCACGGTATATCCCTTCTGAGCAGGGACATACTTGTCTTGATGAAACCACTCTGTGCCACCATCGGGCACATCGTTTAGGTAAGTCATAAAGACTAGGTGCCTATAGACATTACTAGGAAGACAGTTTGACCTCTCAGTATGCCATAGTTTGAAACCACCTCCCTTAGGATACCATTGAATGCTCATCGGCTCAACGATTCTGAAGTCAGATAACTCACAGAATGGGAAGCGGTCCATGTATTTGTTAAGGACTCCCTGCAACTCCACTAGATACTTCTCACAGTGCTTCACAGCAACTTGAAAAGGGACGTGGAGATCCCGAGAGTCCTTAAACTCTTTGTTAGTCTTTACAACTCCTTCCTCCATCAGTTGACCGTCAATATAAGGCAGGAATTGTTGATGCCTGTAGAAGTTAACAATTTCTTCCACTGCCTCATTTGAAATGAAGTCACCCCAAATAAAGTCAGACTCTTTGGTGCAAAACTTTCCTTTGTATGTGGTGATCTCTTCAGTCATCTAATGGCCTATCAATTCGGTAAGACATGATTGCTCTGGGGGACTTAGGTGATGCCTCATGAAACACGCCTTTCGGTATGTATAAGGCATCCCCAGGTCCAATGACCACGATGTCAGATAAACAAGTTTCACATGGGTTAGAATCAAATCTATAGGAGGTCCGACCCTTTACCCCAATGATTAACACATCTTCTTCATCCATATGCCTACCGAAAGTATCAGCAGGAGAAAAGTAAGAGACATAGACATCCATGTTTTCACATTCATGTCCAGCAAACTCTTCAAATTCTTTCCTTGCCATAGTAAAAGACGGGGGAGCAGGACTCCCTCGTCTCCAATATGACATGTAGGATGGAGGACCCCCCTCGCTAATGATATAACACTTGCCAGTGGGATCATTCAGTGTTGAATTCACATACATTAGAATAGCATCCCAGGGCACTTGAGCGTGCTTGGGAAACGCATCTCTGTATACAATATATTTGGTATCATCCATACAACAAATCAGTGGTCATATTATCGATGAGGATAGCATAATCCTCTTCGACATCAACGCCCCAAAAATGGACGTGACGAGGACTCTTATCGCTATAAAAACGACAGAGTTGTGTAAACAATGCTGGATGCTCTGTGTCTAGTGCAACCTCACCATTTACTGCGGACTTCAAGATATCAATGCAGTTAGCAAAACGATTC